GTGCGAAATGTTTTGGCACTTGCAGGAGAATTCCTCCTTTTGCCGAATATTATGAAAAAAGGGGAAAGGAGTGAATTTTTATGAAAAAACATATGAAGGGTTTTATTATTGGTGTAGTTGTAATAGTAATATTATTTAGCTCTGTCGCTATGGCGGCTAGTCTAGAGAAAACAATCAAAGTGGTATTTAATTCAGTAAATCTGGAAGTGAATGGGAAGATAGTTGAAGTAGATAATATTTTGTATAATGGGACGACCTACGTGCCTCTAAGGGCTGTAGCAGAAATGCTAGGCAAAGAAGTGGGTTGGAACCAGGCGACCAGGACAGTAAGCATAAATGATAAGGCAGTGGAGGTAGGGAAAGTAACCATAGATCAAATACCATTAGATATAAAAATACTTAAGCCAGATAGTATCGGTAATGTATACATGGAAGCAACCTACAAAAATAATACTGGCCTTCCAATATTGAGTTATAGCGCTACAATTTTATTAAAAGATAAAAATGAAAAAACATATTTATCGAGTTATGATATAGTTTTACCTGGTGAGACTTCGCCAAAATTTAGCACATTTGGCCCTTCTACACAAAATAAGAGCGATATAGAAATATTAGAAACAGAAATCAGATTAGATTTAGGCAATGGAAAGTATTTAGTGGTTGAGTATGACCACAAATTAAAAAGATATACTTACAATGAATACAAACATCGCTAATAAAAAATTATATTGATTAAAAGAGCCTTCGGGCTCTTTTTTCATGGGCAGGTGGTAAGAGTGGCCAAATGGACAGCAGAACAAAAGCAAAAAGCATTAGCTATTGCAGAGGCTACTACTATCAGTGAAGCTGCCAAACAAACCGGTATTCCGGATGGAACAATAAAGCGTTGGCGTTCGGAAATGAATCGGACCGAACTAACGAACAGAACCGAACCGAACAGGCAATCTAAAAAAATCCAAGAGATAGCACAACAGGCCACCGAGGAGGCCAAGGAGGAGGTCCGGGAGTATGTTGCCGACCGGGCAAAACAGGTGGCCGATGATATACTGAGCATGGTCCAACAGGCGATATTGGAAGCAGGAAATGTTATTACAAAAGGGCCTAACCTTGATGAACCAAAAGCCGGCTGGCTACGGGCGATTATCGGTGCTATAGCCCAGGGGGTGGAAAAGTATCAGTTAATGACAGGCAAACCGACCAACCGCCAGGCCCTGGAAGGGCAGGTGACGCAGAGGTATGAGTACGACATTACACAGCGGATTGTCAGCGACCCAGAAACCAGAGAACTTGCCCGGAATCTTTACCGAAGAGCAGTTAATGCAGATCTGGGAAGAGGACGCGCGGAATAACCTGGCATGGTTTATTGAATATGATGGCCGAGGCGCATGGCAACCGGCAAAACATCTGGAGTTATTATGCGAGAAATTAGAAGCCGTTGAGCGGGGCGAATTGCTCCGTTTAATGGTTTTTATGCCGCCGCGTCATGGCAAATCAGAGGTTGTCTCAAAAAAGTTTCCTGCCTGGTTTTTAGGTCGTAACCCTGACAAAGAAATAATTATCAGCTCTTATTCAGCGGATCTGGCTTATGACTTTTCGCGTATTGCCCGGAACACGTTCCGCGAATGGGGGCCGAAGCTGTGGGGCCTTGAATTGGCAGACGACAGCGGCGCCGTTGGACGTTGGGGAATAAAAGGACACAGAGGCGGCCTGGTTGCTGCCGGCGTTGGGGGACCGATAACGGGCCGCGGCGCTCATGTGGCTATCATAGATGATCCATTCAAAAATTACGAAGAAGCGGCAAGCGAAACGATCCGCGCTAAAGTGTCAAATTGGTATAAATCGACACTTCGGACCAGGCTGGCTCCCCGTGGTGCCATTGTATTGGTGATGACCAGGTGGCATGAAAAAGATCTGGCCGGAGAACTTACAACAGCCATGGAAGAAGGCGGAGAGTATTGGGAAATAATTGATCTGCCGGCACTTGCTAAAGAGAATGATATCCTTGGCAGGCAGCCAAATGAACCACTCTGGCCGGAGCGGTATCCTCTTTCGGAGCTGCAGGCAACAAAAACCGCCCTAGGAAGCTATCTCTGGTCGGCGCTCTATCAGCAGAAGCCGGCGCCGGCAGTAGGCAACAAGTTTAAGCGGGCCTGGTTCAGGTATTTTGACATTGTTGATGACCAGGTTGTTCTTTACACTCCTGGCGAGGGTGAAGGTGTAAAGAAATTTCAGCTTAACCAGTGCTGGTGCTTCCAAACTTGTGACCCGGCAGCGTCGACCAAGACCAGCGCCGACTATTTTGTTTTAGGTACATGGTTGGTTACGCCGCACAAAGACTTATTATTGCGCGACATAATCCGGATGCGGCTTGAGGGACCAGATCAGCCCAAGCTATTTGAGCAAGGATACCAGCGTTGGCGGCCAAAGTTGCAGGGTGTTGAAACAAAAAGCATGGGGATAACGCTCTTTCAGGATCTGCGCAGGAAAGGCCTTCCGGTTATAGACTTAAAGGCAGAGACAGACAAAGAAACTCGGGCGCTGCCGGTTATGGCACGGATGGAGGCCGGCACGGTTTATTTCTTAAAGAATGCGCCGTGGCTTGGGAATTATGAGGATGAGCTGTTAATGTTTCCAAATGGAGAACATGATGACCAGGTGGATGTTACTTCGTACGCTGGAATCATTATCGCTGGCAAAACACGAATAGGCCCGGTGGCCAAGCCTCCCGGCTGGTAAAGGTGGTGAAATAAATTTTAGACTTTTTAAAATCAGGTAGTAAAATTCAGAAAAATATGCTATAATATCCTTGAGGTGATTGATAATGCAACAAGCTCAAGGAATAAAAAGACCTTACACAAGCAAATACCAGAAATATTATAAAGAATGGGCGAGGCTTTATTTGCAGGGCGTTAAATTAAATGATATAGCCAAAACATATGGATGTGCGCCAGCAACCATTCATAATGCTTTAAATAGGCTAAATGTCAAAAGGATTAATAAAAAGCATACTTATTTTTATGATGAATGGTGCGAGCTTTACGAAAGCGGCAAAAGCACAGTAGAAATTGCAAAAATGTATAATGTGTATCATGAAAATGTAATCTATGCGCTTCGTAAAAGAGGCGTGGCCATTCGAAATCCAAGCATTGCAGGAATGAAAAACGAAATAAATGAACATTATTTTGATACGATTGATACTGATGAAAAAGCGTATTGGTTAGGATTTATAGCTGCAGACGGCTGCGTATCAATTAGCGAAAATGGCTATAGAGTCATCATTTGTCTTAACAAAAAAGATATTGATATGCTTGTGGCCTTCAAGAATGCAATAAATAGTACCCGCGATATTAAAATAATAGGAAGAAACAGGGCTGACTTTAGATGTAATAGCAAATATATGGTTAATGCTTTGAAGAAGTACGGCATAACACCAAGAAAGACCTTCACCATGGAATTCAGCAATGAAATTCCGAATGAATATTATAGCGGATTTATAAGAGGATATTTTGATGGCGACGGAACCATATATTTTAGCAAGGAAGGCAAACCATATTGGGGAATCGTTGCGACAAAGGCTTTTTTGGAAAAAGTTCAAGAAATAATTATGGATGAAGTCGGTTTAAGCAAAACCAAAATCAGAAAGAAAGGCAAAATGTATGAACTGCGATATATAGGCAGTAACAATGTAAAAGCAATACGAGAATGGCTATATAAAGACGCCGCGGTTTACATGAATAGAAAAAAAGAAAGAATGGATTCAATAAAGTAAATAGAGCGGCAAGGCTCTTTTTTATGAGCTGAAACGAGGTGATAATAATGCTAACAAGCCTTAGCTTCTTGACGCCGGGCCAGTCCTGGCCGCCGCCGACAGAAGCGGAGCGCCTGGAGAGATACGCTCAGAACCGGCTCCTGTTCGAGGGCAAGCACGAGCAGGTATATAAAGACTGGATTCGGCTGTTGCGAGAGGACCAGCAGGCAGCCCTTGAAATGGTGTTGAACTGGCACAAACGATTGACGCTCCTGTTTGCGGACTTACTCCTGGGCGAGCCGCCGCGAATTACGGCCGGTGACAAGGATAGTCCGGAGCAGGAAGCAGCGGAACGGATTATCGAAGATAATGGTTTTATTAATGTTG